TTAAAAATTGAGTGCCTGGTCGAAAGCCAGTACAGATTGTTCTTCCAAGTCTTTAAAAGAATGTCCGTATATATCTAAAATCATTTGCGGAGTATTTCCAAGCCGATCCGCTATGACTTTTACAGGCGTTTGTTTACTAATTAATATTGTCGCGTGAGAATGTCTTAATCCATGCGGAGTTATCTTTTTTAAACCAGTTTCCTTTGAGAGACGTCGCATAGAATACATGATTGTGTTATCAGTTACAGGTAGCCCGCTTTGAAAAGAGATGAAAATAAAATCCTCATCTGATAAATATAATCCGTAAGTGAACTTTATCTCTTTACACCATTTGCGGTATAATTTTAGCTGTTCAATCAGTTCCTCAGCAATTAAAATAGTGCGGTAGCTACGTTTAGTTTTTGGGGAACGAACCCCTTTATTATCTCTGGTCCTGTTAACGGTGAGAGTCTTATTATCAAAATCTAAATCCTCCCACTTTAAGCCTAATGCTTCACCTTTTCTCATGCCGGTATATGACAGCAAGAAAATGAGTGTATAATTAGTTATATTTTCATATTGCTTTGCAGCAGATAGAAACTGTTTCAATTCCGCGGCTGTGTAAAAGTTATCACTAACCTCATCACTTTCGATTGTTATTTTATTAAAACGATTTCGCGTTAATATCTCATCATCTACTGCTGCATTTATTGCTACTTTAAAGAGCCGATGGAATAACAGGACCGTGCTGGGCTTATATCTTTTTAACAGCTCATTAATGTAAACTCTTTTGTAAGTGCTCTTATCTAAATCAGCAAGTTTGTATCTGCCTAACAAGGGTTTCATTTGATATTTAATTGCATTCTGTCTTTGTAGCTGCGTTGTGATTTTCCATTGGTTTTTATAGGAATCAAACCAAGTATCAAGCCATTCAGCAACAGTTAAATTCGAGTTTTCAACTTTTTTTGTTTCACCTGATATGATCCCTGTCTTAACTTCTAATAAAGCTCTGTATGCTTCATTTTCCGTTTTAAAACCTTGCCGCGACTTTTCCTTACGTTTATTATTTTTGTCATAATACCGGTGTCTATAACACCAACGTTTTTCTTTCTTTGCATTAAAGTAATAAAATAATTCGTTATCTTTTTTTGACTTATATAATTTCATATAGCATCCCTTTCTAACGTGGACAGACGCAATAAAGGGGGCTTTTTAAATTTAGTATCACCTCCTTTCAATTAAAAGGAGAATTAATCTTTAAGAAATTTTGGGTTTGTTTGTCTTAAATGATTTATCTGGTTTTGGATCTTTCTTGAATCATCTTCAAATTTCTTGCTCGCCATTTTTTTAAAATCAAGTCCGTGTCTACCAAAAGCATCAACCATTGGCGAAAAAATTACATACACTACTTTTCCAAGTATTGAAATTTCTTCTTTTGTACAAATGAGCAAATTTTGGCTCCCCAATTGATCAGGAATCAAAATAAGTAATTCATCTATATTTTTTTGTTTAAGTATACTTTGTAATTTTTTATTTGTTTTTTCATCGTCTACACTTCTAATTATATCCATGAATAGATTCGAATCGAGAAATCTTCGTACATAGTAACGATCTTCTTGATGATTATAGATTAAATAAGTATCCAAAGTTCCTGGATCTTCGTCTGGAGCAACACCCTCACAATAAAGTAAATCCCCTATTTTTAATCTTTCTGGAGAATATTCGGCATCCTTATTTTCAAAGAAGAAAAATTCATTTCTATTGTAATCAATTTCACTATTATAGTTGTCAGCCAATTCCGCCATCTCATAACCGAACCCTGTGTTTCACCCCGAAGAGCAAAAATGGTCAGAAGTAGCAACTCAAGCAGAAAAAGATGAGATTTTAAAACAAGTTGAAAAAGGAAGAGTTCCGTCACCTTTAGATGAATTAAAGTTTCAAAACGCTCAAATCATGGTGCAGCTGGCTGAAGCCCAGAACTTGATAGATTCTCAAGCGGAAATGATAGCGGACTTATTATTAATGCTGGCTGAAGGAGGGGAAGCGTGATGGATTGGTTCAAAAATATCCAAACCATTTATGGATGGGGAAGACAGTATTACACAAATGCTGACGTCGCCCGTTTTGTTGTCTTGAATAGAATCACAGAAGAACAAAATAAAGAAATCACCGGCCTGACCTATCCAGCCACAGAGCCGGTTGTCATAGATTTAGGAAGTTAACCAACACCCATTGAGGTGTTTTTATTTTGCCATGAGGGAGGTGAGGGCTTTATGGAAATGGATATTACACAATATTTAATCACTCAGGGGCCCTTTGCTGTGTTGTTTTGCTGGCTCCTATTCTATGTCATGAAAACGAGTAAAGAAAGGGAAGCAAAACTCTATAATCAAATTGATTCCCAAAATGAAGTCTTGGGGAAGTTCAGTGAAAAGTATGATGTTGTAATTGAAAAGCTAGACAAAATTGAAAGCAAAGTACAATAGGAGGCATAAATGATATGAAAAACTATGACAAAGGCACATTCATTCGGACGGTGCTTCTTTTGATTGCACTTATTAACCAAACAATGCTGATGCTTGGTAAGTCACCGTTGGATATTTCAGAAGATCAGGTTAATCAGCTTGCGGATGCTCTTTACACTGCTGGTTCTCTAATCTTTACTATCGGGACTACAGCTGCAGCATGGTTCAAAAATAACTATGTGACTACAAGAGGTCACCAGCAAAAAGCAGTTCTCAAACAAAATAATCTAACAAAATGAAGCTGCTGGATAACCCAGTGGCTTTTTTATATTAAAAATAAAGGAGAGAACACTCATGACAATCTCAGTGAAAAAGAATCTTGTATCAGAAGCAAAATACGCTTTGAAATGCCCAAACGCTATGACAGCAGAATACATCACCATCCACAATACAGCGAATGACGCGTCAGCTGCCAATGAAATCAGCTATATGATCGGGAATACAAGCTCGACAAGCTTTCACTTTGCAGTCGATGACAAAGAGGTTATTCAAGGGCTGCCGTTAAATCGTAACGCATGGCACACAGGAGACGGCACAAATGGCACCGGGAACCGTAAGTCGATCGGTGTCGAAATTTGTTATAGCAAGTCAGGAGGAGCCCGATACAAGGCTGCTGAAAAGCTGGCAATCAAGTTTGTGTCGCAGCTGCTTAAAGAGCGCGGTTGGGGAATTGATCGTGTCCGTAAGCATCAGGACTGGAACAGCAAGTATTGCCCGCACCGTATTTTGTCAGAGGGAAGATGGAACGAGGTTAAGGCTGCCATTGAAAAAGAATTGAAGGCTCTGGGCGGGAAAACAACTTCTAAACCGTCATCATCTGCGTCTAAAGCTTCGGGGAGCACTTACACAGTCAAAAAAGGCGATACTCTTTCCGTAATTGCAAAAGAGCATGGGGTAAGTGTGGCAAACCTTCAGAAATGGAATAATAGTAAGAATCCGAATAAAATCAAAGTCGGCCAAGTGCTAAAGCTGACGGGATCATCCGGCTATTCTAAGCCGTCATCCAGCGGTAAGAAATACGTTTACCTTCCGGCTTCAGTTGATTCATGGCGCATCTATCCGACAAACAAGGCGCCGGTCAAAGGGAACGAATGCGGCTTATTGCGTCCTAAGAAATTCGGCGGCCTGAAGTTCGGGGTTCTCGGTAATCCACAAACGGACGTTTACACGATCAAGACGGATCAGTTCGGAAAGGTAAACATCTATGCTGCGAAGCACACAGGCGCAACAGTAAAATAAACGAAAGCAAAACTTGAATCTTTATTGAAGTGAAAAAAGACCCTCTCTATGAGAGGGCCTTTTAATTAATGCTTTAATGAGTAACTTAATTAACGAGAGCTAATGACTGACTATTTCGAAACTAAATTAATAAGATCTTTATTTTATTACTCTAACATTGTTATACTAATAACTAACATATTTTCTAAATTGGAGGACTATTGTTATGAAAGGGAAAAAGATCATCATTTGTTTATTGGCCATCTCTATTATTTTCATAGTTGGCTTTTATTTTATTAAGAATAATGAAACTCCTGATTCAGCGAAAAAATTTAATAGTGAACAGGAAGCTTTACAGTATGCTAAACAAGAATCACCTTATATTACTGACTTTATAGATGAAACAAAGGAAATTGACAATGAAAAAGTTGTGATATATACATTTGAAAAAAATAAACAAATGGGTATAGGTACAGGAACATTGGCATGGAAAGATAAAAAAGTGACATGGGTAAAGAACGGGAATGATATAGTACTTGATAGTAAGAATAATAAGACTGATATTTCAGGTGATGTAAAGTCGTATTCAGGTAAAAAGTATAAATTATATGCTGGATTTAACAAAACAAAAAATCTAAAAATTGAAACCCAGACAGATAATAATGTAACTCCTCATGTGGATAAGAAATCAGGAATATATTATTTGTTAATTCCTAGTATAAATTAATCACATCTCATTTACAAAACTCTCCTCCTTTGGTAATATTTTAATGTGTCATAAAAATGAGGAGGGTGTATATGAAAAAGAAAGTTGCGTTTTTGATTACTGTTTGCGTGGTATGTTTGATGATTTTTGGAAATCCTACGAAAGGATTTGCAGCCGAGCAAAATACTATCAATCTATCTGATTCAAATGTTGAAAAATTTTATGATGAGGAACAAAATGCAGTAATTGCACCATTCAAAGCGACAGAAAATGGTCTTGTACCTGTTTCAAAAGATGAATATGAAAAAGCGACTAAAACGACAGAAAACGAAGATTTAGAGAATGAGTTTGTTGTTTCTGAGGAAAATAATGACGAGCCAGGATTTAATGCCTATGCTGACGTTGATATTAGAACTTGGCGTTATAAAGAAAAATCAGCCACTAAATATTATGGAAATCCTATTAAAGTTTCAGCATCAATTAAGTGTACTTCATCATCGTGTAGAGTAGATAAACAATGGCAAGCTACTGTATCTAAGTCTTACAGTGTTAATGCTTCATCAGAAATTAAAGCTATAAACTATGGTGCTAGTTTTAATTTTACGTCAGCAAAATCTAGTTCTAGTACATATTCCTTTACAATAAAAAAAGGTCAATCAGGATATATAGCTTTTAAACCATACAAAAGAAAGTCTACAGGTACCTTAACGCAGTATTCTACAATGCATGGTAAAATCAGTAGCAAATCAGCTTACGGAAGATCAGCAATTAAGCTGAGAACTGGAGAAGCTGATGGATACTATTCTTTTGTTTTTACTAAAAAATAGTATGATAGATCAGTTTAATAGAGGAAGGGTAAAAGTAATACCCTCGCTCAAAAAAGCCCTTCTCATATGAGTTGGGCTTTTTAAATAATCCATATTTTCTTTTCTTCATCCCATGAAAGAGTTCCTTTGCGGATTAGGCTTTTTGTGGCATCCCGTATTTCCTGTTCGCTTTTCCCAGTCTTTCTTTTCAGTTCGGGAAGAGTTGGATTCTTTCCGTATAGACGCATATTAACAAAGATTTGATATAACTTGTGCTCAAAATCAGTCACACAATATCAACTCCTAGAGCTAGGTACATCGAAAAAACAATTGTAAGTATTAGTTGGTTTTGTCATAAAATAGACCAGTTATTAGTGGTCCTCCATTTTCAGCTTTTTCCTTCTGAACTGATCCATAAAGAATAATGGTTTGGTTCTCCTTTAACTTTGTAGGGAATAGCGCAAAAACATTATAAACACCATACCCATTTTTCTCTTTAGATGAAATAATAAATTTTCCTCCAGCTTCGGCATTTTCGATTGCAGAAACTTCTCCTTTGATACGAACTATTTTATCTGGAGGGTCCTCAACATTGATTTTTTTGAAATCAGCATCTTCAGCTTCTTTTCTAATCTGTTGCTGCTTTTCCTCAGTTGAAGTATCGCCCAGTCCATCTTGCTGAGAGGTGCTTGAGGTAACGGATGTTTTCTCAGTTGGCGAATTATCTGATTGAGCCATATAAGTAAATCCACAGATGGATAGTAATAAGCTTATTGGCAATATCCATATTCCTTTTTTTCTTGTTTTTTTGAAGAATAAAAAAATTACCCCAGTTACGATACCAATTGCAGATAATATCGAGAGAAATCCCATAAATAAAATCAT